GAAAAGAACTGTTGAAAATTACCAAATTGCTGTTGAGCCTGAGGTGGGAGTTTATCCCACAGTTCTCTAGCAATCTTTTGTTCTTGGCCCTCATTACCTTTATAAGTAATATCAGGGGCACCTGCTTCTAATGTTTCTGTAAATTGTTCTTCTAATAAAGCCATAATAATCTCAATGTAGTTGTAATAAAGGCAGGAATTTCACCTGGAACTTCCAGTATTACTTTGTTTTTGCGAATAAATCAAGACTTGGTATTTGAATCTTTACATCTACTTTGATGTCTTTAGGGTCAATTCCCAAGGCTTTCCACTCAGCTTCGTCCTTATAAACCACGCCTGTCGTACGATGAGTTATAATCGTTTTAGACTTAGCATTAATTACAGGGATGTCTTTGCCTCCTATTTTAATGATCTCCTGTTTATCTTCTCCATTAATTGTTTGTGAACTCATAAGTTTTCCATCCTTTCCTGGCATATTTATTATGTTGTTACCTCTCTTGGTTTAACTTCCATGATCGAGGCGATGACATGAAGTTCATTAGCATCCCCAGCTTGTACTTTTAAAACTTCACTTTCTTGAAGAATAAGGGGCTTGTCTAATAATTCGGTTGTTGCGTTTGAATCAATCGATTTTAGATTGTATACTTTAAAAACATTTGACGCTGTATCGGTTATAGTCACAGTTAGTGTGCATGCTGAGCCAGCATCATTACAGGCTAATAAACTTTTTATGATTGCAGCCGATGCTGTAGGCACCGTATACAAAGTTGTATCATCGGTAGTGGTTAAATCTTTTTTCTTATTTATAAATGAATTTGCCATTATTCTAAAAACCAACCTTGAGCATTAATCTCATCTTTTAAATCTTGTTGGTATGTAGAATTAAGTTTATTAATAACTGCATCTAAATCTCTCACCTGAGACTGTGCTACATCCGAGTCATATTCTCTGCTGGCTCTTGTTAATGATTGTACTATGCTTGCCATTATACTTCTAATTCCTTTTGTAGTAGGTCATTCATTCTCTGTTCTTGTTCAGGAGTAAGAGGACCAAAAGTATCTTCCATTTCTTTTTGTCCTTTTAATACCTCTAACTCTGTTTTTTCTTGTCTATTTAATTTTACTTCTTGTACTAAATCATTACGTTGACCAGTTGAATTTACAGGTTTAATTTGATTTCTGTTGAACATCACATCAATAACTTCATCATAACCCATGTTGTTTAAGTCAGCTATCTTTTGAATTTCTTCAGAAGATCTACGAGGATAAACTGTTTCTATTCCTTCACCTTTAGGTTGTGGATTAAATAGATTCGATAGCAAAGTACTTTTAGTATCAGGATTTCCAAACAAAATATCTCTTATTGTTTCTTTTTCATCGGTTTGACTTGCTTGATATGCTCTTCGTCCGGCTGCTCCTCCAAAGATAGATCCTAGAAGCATTCCCCATGGTCCAAATAACATTGAGCCTAAACCTCCACCTAATTGAGAACCACCTACTGTTGAACCCCAGTTTCCTAAAAAATTCTTTATTCCACCCCCGATTCCACTCCCGACGTTAGGTCTCACAGGTGGTTTATTCCAATTAACATAGGACAGTGCTTTGTCATCATCTCCAGAATCACCAGAAGTAGATGAAGTTATTGGTTCTCCATAATATCCAGAACCTACATCAAATCTTGAATGTCCGTGATCAGAACCCTGATTGCCACCAGTATTAGAAGAAGTATTTTTATTACCTCCAGATGAAGTTGTACCTGGCGATCCCGCTCCTGGACTCCATCCTCCTGTTCCTGAATGTCTATCGGATCCTTTATAAAATCCTATTCTTCCACCTAAGGCTCTATGGATTCCACTACCATAGGTATCGGTCCAGTCACGAGCAATCTCTGGCTCGTTGGCCCATAAGTATCTTCTTTGTTTCTCTGATTTAAAAGGCATTATCTTCTTCCATCTGCTTGTGTATCAAGTCTAAACGTTCCTAACTTCCAAGTTTCGGATTGACCTGTGTTATCTATTTTCAGTTGTACAGCACGAGCACGCGCTCTGCAACTCTTATATGTGGTTGATGTGGTAATGGTAAAAGGTCCTAATGAAGAACTCACATAACTATCACTTGGATAGTTCTTTAAGTTTAATGTTACTCTGACATTCCCAGTCTGAGCTAAGAAATCAGGAATAAATCTTCGAATAGACATAAGGTATTCCCCATCTCCTTTAAAGGTAATCCCTCTCTGTTTATCTTGTGTAATATCAAAATCTCCAGAAGAGATACTCGCCAGTACATTCGTTGTGGCTCCAGTAGCTAAAACTTGATCGGTTCCTTTTTCATGTTGATAGAAAGTAGTTGAACCTTCATTATTTCCTATCACATACGTATCCATAGTTGATGTAACATCTGTATCAGGTGCAAAAGCAGTAGCATAAGGTGTTCCAAAAACAGAAGAATCAGACCACGTCGTTCGAGCAAAAGCGGTATTCGCATTACTCACCCAGATGGGTCTTTGTAACGTAGAGTCTAAATAATTATAAGAGACCATTCGGTTAACTTCTTCTGAAGAAGAGGTTGGATAAAACCACATGATTTCTCCAAAGAGGTTATTCAATCCACAGAAAATTAAATCTCGTGGACGTGTATTAATATCATCATAAACATAGTCTTCGACTAAGCATTGCATTGATTCTAGTTTACCTGTGTATCTAAAGAATCCATTTTCAGACATCCAATAAGCAGTACCATCTACTTCGATCGCCGCGTTCTTACCAATCAATCCGCAGTTCGTTCCCACTTGTTCAAATGAGAAAGTAAAAGGTTGACCTACATATCTCATCAGATAAAGCGCAGTGTCGGTCCAAACGTACAAAGCATCTCGTCCTCTAAGGGAGCCCATGATCCGTGATCCGTCAGTCAATCTCTGTGTACCAGCGGTATTGGTTGCTGTTGGAGTATATTCGGTTAAAGATTCTTGAGTTCCAAAACGAATAAACATAGGGTCTTGGGTTGATGTATCTTGAAGCGTGGTTTCTGTACCTAAAAAAACTAAGTGTCTGTCCGGTGTTGATACAATCATGTGTCTTGATTTAGTTGGAACCTGAGTTCCACTAATAGCCGTGGCGCGTGTTGCAGTGGCCCCGGTTAATGAAGAATCCCATTCGAAACATCTACCATTATAAATCATAGCAATAACGGTCTGACCAAAACTATCAATGACCCAGAGCCCCGGATCAATGGTAAAGTCAGCACCTGAGGCTTTGCCCCATCCAAAATAACTTGTTGTATTTTTTACAGTCGCGCCGTCAGAATGAGAAGCGGCTGTAGTTCCTCGTACTTCTCTTGCTCCTCCACTTAAAACATTGGTTGTGGTGTTATTAGAGGTGAAACTAATTTCTTCAGTTCCAATTAAAATATAACCTGGACTTGATACACTGACATCAGTTGGAAATTGAGAAGAGTCCGCCAATGTAATTGTAGTTACGGCATCATTAATCGCTCCATCTAAAGTTGATGTAACAGCCGGTGTTGCAGTTCCAGACCATTGTCCAGTTCCAAATCCATGACCCGCAGCCTGTTGAACAGGACCCACAGGATAATAAACTTGAATTCTAATACCTCCTGAAGTTGAAGCTCCTGATCCTCCCTCATTGGCATCCATGGTAATGGTAAAAGTTGTAGACGTTGGTACAGTTTGCACCATAAATTTTTTATCATTAAAATCATCGGCGTCATAATTTGAATCAGTGATAGTTGTAAAATTATCAAAGAGAACAATATCTCCTTGACTTAATCCTAAATTGGTTGAAGTCGTAATGGTAACAGTTGGTGATCCATTCGTTGTACTGAAAGCATTGGTTTCAGTGGTAGTTGATTTAATAGGATGAATATCGTAGAAGGCTCCTCCACTGTAGGCATATAAAATTCTGTTAGTTCCAATAATAGCGTATTTGGTACCCGCATTATTTACAACGTGATGTTGAGCTCTTGCGGCTCCCACTAGGGTATCATCACCCAGTTGTTCCCAACCGCCAATTTTTTCAGGGGTTCCATATCTAAAGCGTACGTTTTCGCCGCCCTGCCATTGAAACTCTCCTCCCGTAGGAGTAACTTGTTTATTGAACCCGGGTAAAAAGCCTATTTTTTGTAACATAGAAATTCCGTTTCTGTTACAAATATACTATATTTTTGAGGATATCAACTACTTAGGGATAGAGATGTTCCACTCTAATTCAGTCATCAATTTTTCAAGATATACGATCTTAAGGCGATGTTTCTTTACATATCGACAGATCTCAGGGATATCCAAGATAAGCCACGCATTCTCTGTTTCAAAAACCATTTTATCAGCATTACTTGAAGTGCGGCCTTTCTTTCCCAATAACCCATTAGGGAGATTAAACATGTTTCTTACGTCAAATTTTAAATATTGATTAGACCTCTTTTTTAAAACCCCTCCAATATTCCAATGTTCTTTTTTGGTAGGATATTTAATATGGGTTAATTGTTTAGCAAATCGCTCAACAATTATTTCCATCTAGGACCAAAAGTAAAAATAGCAAGTGTCTTTCTTTCTCCCTTAGTCACCTTTTTTACTCTATGATTTAAGAAAGATTTAAACATCAATACATCTCCGGGCTTATTGTAGCTTTCGACAGTATGGGTAATGGCATTAAAAATTTCAAACTTGCCTCCCTGATAATGTTTTTCTGAAAGATTAATTAAAACGGTAAACTTCATATCCATGTCTATTGCGGTACACTGATCATAATGCCATCCGTAATGATCTTTAGTTTTTGAAGAATAAATATTATAGTTACACATGAATTTAGATGGAAAAGGATGAAGGTGAAATTCAAAATGTTCTTGATTAATCAAATGAACAGCATCTTCTAGTTTCCATAATAATGGTCTTATTTTATTCCATTGAATCTGTTTAGTCGTTAAAAATTTTCTAGAGACGCCCTTTTTATTACGCGCTGCGAAACGCGGGGGCTCGTCCTGATCTAAATTAGTTTCAATAAATCGATTAATCTTATATATTTCTTCTTTAGAAAAAAAGTTTTCCCATACCCAATAATCAAAACGATTAAATTTCATCCGCAATACTCCACCCATCCCGTCAAAATAAATTTATCATTTGAAAGAGGGGGATTACCACGATGAAGATGAGTGTAATTGGCAGGCCAAATTAAAAGAGTATTTCTCTTCGGCTTGAATCTACATTTCTGATATAAAAATTCTGTCTCGCCACCTTCTTCAACATCATTGAGATAAACCATAAAAGCCATCAATCGATTACGATTTCCCATCCTATCGTGTTCAACATGCCAGTTATGATAGCCCTCCCCTGGAGATGTTTTTTGAATCTTCATATCAAAAATAGTATGACGATTAATTCGTTTTAATATAGAATAATGTTGAGTGTAAAGAGGATAAATTTTAGTAAAAAAGAAGTCTACAAAAGGTTTATTGGTATAGTTAAGCCCTAGATAAAAATGTGAACTAATCATATCAACAGAGTGATCAGAAAGTATGTGAGCATCAATGTCTCGCCTGGGCAATACGATCCCTTGGGCTTCAGCATAATGATATTCTTTTAAATATTTGTCGATTAACCTATCATCCACATAATTCTCAAAAACGCCGATATGATCTTCCCTAATTTTGAAACTTTTCATATGTCTTTATTGACTTTATATATAGAATATCTTAAAAGGAAAGTAAAGATATAAATGAAAAAGAATAAACCCGTTTTTGCCACAACAGATCAAACAGTAGTTCCTTTGTTCTCTAAAGTATTTTATTTTAAAGTTTTAAAAGATCTAGATCTAAAGCGAATTTTAAAAATAGCTCAAAAACAAAAACTTGGAGAGGCAGGGATTCAAGGTCCACAAGATGTAGATAACATGTCTTTAGGTTCTGTAAATAAATCACTCCTACGCAGAAAAGAATTTAAATTTCTTAAAACTAGACTACTTGAGGAATTTAATTTTTTTAAAAATGAAGTGTTACGTTTTAACGATACTAAATTTGTAATTACTACTTCATGGTTAGCTAAAAGTCTTCCTGGTCAATCTTCTAATTATCATAATCATCAAAATTGTTATTATAGCGGGGTTCTATATTTTCAAGTTAATGATAATACAGGAAAAATTAGTTTTGAGTCTTGGAACAACCATAGGTATCATCTCATTCCTTCTAATTTTAATATTTATAATTCCAGTGAATATACCTTTACTCCTCGTGACGGACTTTTAATTTTATTTCCTAGTGAAGTGGCACATAAAATTTTAAAAAATGAATCTTCTTCAGAGCGTTGGTCTTTAGCATTTAATGTAAATCCAACTGGGAAAATTGGTCCGAAAGAAGGGGATTCTTTTATTAATTTAAATATTCTTTAGTAGAACTTTTCATATTACCACACCCAGGAAACAAAAGAATAACGAGTGCCTTTAGTGATTGGCAGCACCCCATGAGGATAAAGAAAATTCGAAGGAAACATCAAGATATCCCCTGTCTTTAATTCAATTTTTTTATTCTCAAACATGACAAATTCTCCCCCTTCGAAGTTTTCATTTAAAACACCCACAATACTTAAAGTAGGAATGCCTCGACGCTTTCCATCAAACATAGTGTGAATATGATCACAATGAAGCTGCATGTTATTATGTTTGTCATAGCGATTAAATCGAATATCACTATAACCACTCCAAGAGTGATACCATTTAAAATTAATTTCTTTTATATAGTCTGAAATCACATTCCATAATTCTTTCATAATAAGGGAATAGGTTGTAATATGTGAATCGTAACTCACTTTTAATTCATGTTTCTTATCTCTGGAAGTAAAGCCCTCTTTGACATCATAATAACTATGTTGTTTCCAATCCTGTTTATTAAGTTTCTTTAATTCTTTAATTGTTTGTTCACAACACTCCTTGGATAAACGTTCACGGAAATTTTTAATATAATGATCTAGATCTTTATTCATAGTATTAATTCAGTAAGTGATCTAGTATCTCCCAATGTCCCTTTGACAAAAACATTAAAAGCAAGACTCACTCGACGGGTGGAGCTTTTTTTAAAATCTACGCAATGCACCAAAGAACTAGGGAAAAGAAAAATTAGTCCTGGTTTAACAGAAATCGTCCATGTCTGAGAATTATATATATTAAATTGATTTTTTTCAGGTTGAATCAATTCAAAAGAATTCGGTTTAAAAAATTTAATTTTGTCCATTAGATCCCCACTAATATACAAGACACCAGAAATAAAACTATTCGGGTGGCAATGAACATGGTGAAATTCTTTTTTCTCTGTATAGTTTAACCAGGATTGAGTAATATAGGGCTGAACTTTATGAGTAGCGGCTAGAACTTTTTGAAAATAATCTCTAACTGCATACTCCAACTGAGCTTTAAGGGGCTGAAAAACAGTTTCATTTAAAACATAACTATTATTTGATATTTTGTTTCCTTCAGATTTATGCGAGGCTTTTTTTGTTTTATTAACAAATGCTAATTCAGTTCGAGAAAACTCTCTATCCAATTCAGTTGTATACAAAGGAACAGGAAAGAGCGGTGTTAAGCGTGATTCTTTCATACGGGACTTTATAAGTGAAAAAAAAAGAAATGTCTAGGAATAAGCGGAAAAAAAATGTCTAGGAGAGCTTCCAGCCTTGAGTATTATCTGCTTGATAGGCCGCTTCATCCCAATAGTATCCTCTTTGAGGTGTTTCTTCGGGCCACGGATTAGGTGCTTCCCATCTACAACTGGATTCATTTAAAGTCCAACTTGGATAAGGTTGTGTTTCAATAAAAGCATCTCTACCCGCATCATAGGTATATCCTATGCCTGCGTGATTTTTCCTGAATGCTTTAGATTGATCTGCACTAGGAGTGTTACTATTAGGTTCATAATGGATTCCTCCACGTGTATTGTAAGATGTTTGTTTCCAAACATCACTAGTATTATAAAGTTTATTTAAGAAAAGTGCGCCCGCTTCTTCAGTTGGGGCTACATCATTATGAACTGAGACAGCTGCAACAACCTTGTTGGCGCCATCTAATTTGACAAAAGAAGCCATTATGCAGTGTAGCTCCCTGATGCTGTAAATTTAAGAATTGTATTTGCTCCACTTGTTGTTACTGTCGGACTTCCTGATGTTGTTCCAGAATACTTTGCAGTTGGCATACTTAAAATAACTACACCTTTTCCTCCACTAGCGTTTTGGCCTCCGCTGCCACCTCCAGTATTCGCTTGACCATCTGTTCCCGAATTTGGAAAGTGTCCGCCGCCAGGTCCATGACCACCAGCTCCGCCGCCACCTTGTCCTCCGTCTCCATTATTTCCTGGGCCAGCGTAAGTGGATCCTCCGCCGCCTCCAGCATAGAATGTAGGGGTTCCGGTAATTGAACTCGCAGTGCCATCTCCGCCATCTCCGCCGTAATTTGGATTCGCGGATGGTGAGCCATCTATACCTGCTTGTCCTTGTTGGCCGCCGCCACCGCCGCCGCCACCGTTAATATCGTTTGAACCGCCAGAGCTTGTGTTATTACCTTGGCCGCCATTAGCCCCTTGATCGGGTGTTGTATCGGGAGTATCTCCTTGTCCTCCAGGTCCATAACTACCATTTTGAAATCCTGATCCTCCACCGCCACCAGCGCCACCTTGGCCTCCAGTTCCGGTTAAGCCTGCGCCATTACCGCCACCTGCGGATTCAATTGTTGTAATATCGTCACCAGAAATACTGCTAGCTCCTCCCAGGGCTCCTGGGGCTCCTCCTGGAGCTCCGCCGTCTCCGACAGTTATGGTATAAGCTGTGCCACCGCTTACCGTTTGTGTGGATGTTCTAAAACCTCCACCGCCACCACCACCGGCGCCATTTGAGCCTGAACCGCCGCCACCAGCAACTATAAGAAAATCAACATCGTAAGTGGCTGCGCCACCTCCAGATCCAAAACCTAAAACTTGATAACCAAAAGACATGTCCTATTTCTCCTATCCGTCGTTAGCTTCGTCTGTAGTATAAAATAATTTAATTCCTAATACTCGTGCCTCACCGGTAAAAGAGTCACTACCGTCTGCTGCATCTCTATAAAGTTGAAAAAATGTTTGATCATCATCAGCTGGAGAGCCAGCAATTGTGATTGCGCTACTCTCAGCAGTCATTTGTACGTCTTCTACAGTTCCGATTCCAGCGTCTGTGACTTCTTGTGCCGTTCCAAAAGCTACATCCGCTGTGTCTCCTTCACTACAGCTTACACCTTGAAGACCAAAAATACAGTTTCCTGTATTTGTAGTACTTGGACTCCAAAAAACTTGATAAGTTACTGTTCCTAAATTCCATGATTTAGGCATCGCAATAGCGAACTGCACATATTGTGCTGTACTTGCATCAAAATCTACAACTTTTAATTCTGGTCGAGTTGCTGTTGTTTCAACTGATGCCGCGTCAGCAGGATTAGTTGTAGGAAGATAAAATGCCGTTGCAGGTATCCACATCGTTTCTTTTCCTGCAATTTTTACTGCTGCTGTTGCATCTGCTTGATCAGTAGCTTGAACCTCTCCTGTACCATTAGGAGAAAGAGTAATATTTCCATTAGCTGCATCTGTAATTGTAATCGTTCCAGAGTTTGTTCCTGAATTCGTATCTAAAACTAAATCATAAGCACCACGAGTTGTTAGTGTTGCATTAGCAGATCCTGTTCCAATAGCAATTTCTCCTGAACCTGCTGGTGCTAATCTTAAGTCAACGTTTGTTTCACCATTTGCAGCAATAATAGGACCTGCAGTCCCTGTTGCAGCATTCGTTATTTTAACTTCATTGACCGCAGAACTTGTAACTCCAAATGTTATTAATTCATTGGCATTACTATCTGCAATGTATTGCCCATCAGTAAAACTTAAAGCGACATCTTTTGATGCATCTATAATATCTGTACCATTGTGATAACAGAAAGTTGTTACTGGTGCGCTTGATTTATTTTGAGGAAGAGCTCTTAAAACTACTCCTGTTTGTGAAGTAACTTTAAAAGTTAATGAATAATTAGATCCACTTCTATTTGTTTTATCAACAACTAAATAACCTTTTTCGATATTAGCTGCTGGTGAACCTGCTTGTGCTGGAACGTTAACGGTTCTATTTGCTGCTAAAGTTCCTGTAAATTCTAAAATATAATTTCTTGCGTTGGAGCTTGATCCACTTGACATAGCAAGTGTGACGTCAGCTGATGCCACGTCAATAGCAATATAACCCCATGTTTCTGCGATTAAGTCTAAGTTTGTATTTGTTTTTGTTCCCCATGTACCGGCGTTTTCGCCAGTTGCCTGAAGTTCAATTCCTAAATTATTATAACTCGAAGCCATTTATTTTTTCTCCTATGGTGCCGTTACGTCTGTATACGTCACATTACTGCCTGTGTCAATATCCGCATAACCAAAAATTCCGCCTCCACTTGCAGTCGTTAAATCAGCTACAGAAGCAGTTGCTGACACACCGGTTAGTCCCATCTGCATATCAGTTGGACTAATTGAGCCCACACTAGCGGTTGAAGATAGTCCTGTCAAGCCAATACTCATAGCCGCAGGGGTAATAGATCCTACACTAGCAGTCGCAGAAACTCCCGTAACATCAATTAATTCTACGCTTGCAACTGTAACATCTCCTACAGATGCTGTCGCTGAAACTCCACTAGGAAAATCAATCCATGCAAAACCAAATGAACCAACCGAAGCAGTTGCTGCCTGTCCGCCTAATCCTTGTGTATGATCGGCGCCATTATTAATAGATAAAGAACCTAAAGAAGCTGTTGAACTTAAACCGGTTGGTGTTTGAGTAGATGAATATTTAATATCGGGACTTCCAAGAGAAACTGTTGCTGAGACTCCAGTTAATCCCATTACATCGGCAACTTCTAAAATAAATTCGCCGCCCCATGAGCTTCCACCCCATGCGGGATAGCCCCATGTGATTGGACCAGATAAAGCACTTGCTGAAACTCCAGTTAGTGAAACTGTTAAAGTATCTGTACCCCAGACACCTTCACCCCATTTATCAGAACCCCAACCTACATTGGTATTACCAATTAAAGTTCCTAAAGATGCAGTTAACCCAAACCCTGTAACTGATTGAGTTATTGTATTTGATTGCCATGCATTTTGACCCCATGCTACTGCGGGATCATCGCCACCCCAAACCGAAGCCATAAGGATTTCCTCCTTACGCTATTCTTAGGATAGCGTCTGAAGCGTCAGCTGTTGGGAATTGAATTGTGAAAGTTCCGCTTGAAACTGTCTTATCTCCACCAAAGGCAACTGCACAAACCGAATCTGTTGTTGATGATCCTGTTCCAGTTGTTGTGTTGTAAATTA